TCAATACTGTTATATAATTTGCTTCTTCCACCAGCTGCTTTTTGTGCTGCCTTTGACCACATACTTTTAGGATTACCTTTTTTTGGTATTCCACACATTTTTTTATGTCTATCACGCATAACCTTCGACCTTAATGAATCTAATGGTATACCACACATATCACCCGCTTCAGAAATAAGGGCCATATCATGAGCTAATTTTTCTTGTTTGGAAATCTCATATAAGTCTGCATTTGCTTGTTTAAACTTTTTCATTTTTCTTTTTCCTATTTACTGGCCAGTTTGTACAATAAGGATGTTCTGTATCATTTCGGTGTTCAAATTTATTTTCTGGTTCATCTTCAAAATGATCATGACCAAGTTGAGGTTCATGCCCTTCATGCCAATCCTTCTCAACTTCTTCTTCCATTACAGATTTGCCTTTTTAAGAGCAGCTTTACCGTCTTTCACCATCCCTATAATCTTAATAATAGATTTAGCAAGGATTTTTGCACCTGTACCAGACGACTTAAGTAACTCACCAATTCCCAGAATCAAATACCGGACAGCTTCGCCCATTTCTTCATTTAATATATCTTCTGACAGTTTATCTTCTTCTTCTTGTAATGTTTGTTTAAAAGTTTTCATTTATTTATCCCAGTTCTTTGCTGCGTTAAAGTTTTGCATTGAAAATTCCATCCGGTCAACCAATTTGACCGCTCCACCCTTGAGGTTGTCTATAGCAACAAATCCTTCTGGTGCAGTCACTTTAAATCCTGTAGATGTTCTCATCAATGTTTTTATAGATTTGACTTTCTCTAACTGACGAAGAATTAATAATTTTGCATCAATAAGTAAATTTTGCATTGCAAATATCTTGACAAATTCTCCTGAATTCTTTCTGAGAAATCCTACATATCTATCCATCACATCTTTTTTGTTTTGCTTTGTCTCTTTTCTTTTTACCTTATCAATCTCTGCTTTCAACTTGTCATATACAAATGCAATCAATCCTGCGGTATGTTTTTTTACATTTGTAATTTTTTCTCCCTGTCTTATCATCTTATTAGTATATGCTTTTACTAATTCACCTGTTTGAGGATCATTTGCGATCATTCCTAAAATATTAGAATCTAACTGTCTGAATAATGTCCCAGCTTTACTCAATATTTTAGTAACATCTCCCGTTTCTTTCTTTGTCATAGTAGCAGTTCCTGATGTATCTTGAAATGATGCATCTGTTTGCCATACTGAACTAGTTTCCCTAAATGAACCCGGATTTACACCAAAAGAGGCGGTCATGTCCTCCATCGTACTGCCACTATAAGTAGTGTGCCAGACGATTCCCATATTAGAGGACAAGATTTTTGCCGCCAATCCTGATTTTACGGGTACTGCATAAACAATTGTATTCGGTTGAAAAGTAATATAAGGTTCATTATCAAACGTTTCCTTTGCTAACATCTCCGGTACAAACATAAAATCACCTTGTAAAATACCCTTTATATTTGCACTAGGCAACTCTCTGAGTGCCACTTTTAATTTATTGTTAAGACTTGATGCCCCTCCACCAGGATGATTGTCATCAATATCTATATCAGTATAATTTATCTTTCCTGTCTTAGCAAATATTCCTTTTGTTCCTACGAAAAATCTGTCATTCTCTGGATTATAGCCAGCGAACACTGCTGGTGCTCCGTCCCACTTTACAGTTACATCGACAGAAGCATCAGAATTTCCAGCTAACATATCTCTTAGACCTTGAAGGAAATTTATTGCTCCTCTTGTTCCTTCTACTCCACCATTTAACACCTCATCTTCAAGGTGTTCCATGTGAAGGTTCTTTTGTTCTGTTAAAAATGAAGAGAATGCAAACATTATTCTACCTTCAAATGTGGAGCAGACCAATCAGATTCAGATTTCCCGTACAATAACATACCTAATACAATCCAATGAAATTCGGTTTTGTTTTCTTGCTTCATTGCCGCAAAAATTGCTCCTAACGCAATAGTTTGAAATCTTGCGGACAATCTTGTTTGCATCGACACTTCACTTATCCTTTTGGCCTTTCCAGTTTTTGTAAGATAATCTAAAAATGCTTGTTTTGATTCTTTTACTTTGGTAGTACCATTAAAAAGTCTAATATAATCCATTGTATCCTTTTGTCCACTAGAATTATATGTAAATATATCTGAACTCTGTAATTTTCTCCATGCCTTTTTTACTGATGAAAATGCCTTTGCTCCAGCTGTGGTAAATTCATACGATGGAGCTGTTAATTTCCAATCTTTGGGATCGCGGATATAAACATCGTTTCTCTTGTTTTTCGAGCTTTCGAAATCAAAATCATGTGGTATTGACGGTGCTTTCTCATCAGCCTCAGAGAATCTCCTTCCATCTTTATTTTGTTTAACGTGTATTCCTTTAACAGATTCTACAGCATCGACTTTATCTTCTCCCGAAAGAAAATCCAAGTATTCCAAAAACACTTTACCATGCATTGCTAATGATCCCTTTTTATCAGCTTCACCCCTTATTGTTTCCTTGCTGCTTGCTGAAAATAACCTATACATTACGGAATATCCTGTCATTTCATTACCAGCGTATTCTGTATCTACATTTTGAGCTAAGAGGGCACCATATTCTAATGTAAGACCTGTAACATCATAATCTGGTATGGTTCCCGTCATGTTAATTCGTTTTGGCTTGTCGTTTCCCTTTTTTAAAGACACGCCTATAATACCACTACTACCTTCTATTGAAGTTTTTAGATATTTATTTATCTGATCCAAAGTCGTAAAATCTGAAGCTGAGAACTCATCAAATTCCAACCAGACATCAGCAGGATTCCATTTATCTTTATCAAATTTTTGGTCTGGTACAGAGGTATGAAATACTTCTTTTGCATGCAGAACAATGGGTATATCTTTGTTATCTTTTATGAATTTTGTTGGGGGGTTTTTAACAGAATCCGTAAATGCACTACATTGGTCCAAATGACCTGCTAGCCATGTTGGATTTTCTTTTAGCCAGTTTGCTAATCCTCTTGCACCAGCGTCATCTAATGCGTTACCATTAGTTCCATATACTCTTTCATATACATTTTTGGCCAGCATTTCCCCCAAAATTGCATGTTCAATTGGTTCTTCGCTGGCATTTATTATATCCTTATTCCAATACATTGCTGCTAAAACTAGTAACCACGAAACTTCTTGCTCATTAGTTTGTTTGCTACTTCTTCCTTTAATTTCTCCAGTTAGGTGTACGTTACAATCTGCTCTACCTCTCCAACTAAACACAAACATAGGCCACATTCTACTGGCGTTTGGACCTGTTTCTGGATCATGTCTCACTACATCTGTTACTCCATCAAACGTATCTTGAATCAATTTAATAAAATCAGCATCCGATAGCTTATTTATATTACTAACTCGTATCCCTTTTCCTGTGTTTGGGCCCACTTTGCCAGTCTTTTGCAATGCTCGATAGATTTCTGTATTCGCTGGCGCTGCTTCTTCTCTAATATAACTGACTAATGTCTTCATTACTTTCTTTCCTAATTAAAATAGAGTTTACTGATATATTTATAATAACAAGCAATCTTACGTAACATCCGAAGGCTCTGGATCTGGAAATGGTGGTAATTCGCCCTCATATCTCTTTTTTAGTACTTCATGAGTAAAAACATCTTCATGTAGTTCATGCCAACCTTCACAAGTATCCTCATCTACTAGAGCACAATAAACTGTCCCAGAAGGATCTTCCATAACGTAGATCATTTCTCTGTTGAAAATATCACTTTTGTCCGTAATGAATAGGACGTGGATCATCGTTCCCTTTTCAGGGTTGATGTAGTATTGATCAGGCTCAAACGCCTTGAGGGTGGGAACAGATAGGTTTTTATAAAATTCTTCTCTATCTTCTTTTCTTTGTTTTTTATATTCTTCTAAGTCGATTATATTATCATTCTCCAAACTTAAACTCCCCAAAATCTTTTTTAGCCTTTTTTGAGGATGTATCGAATACGGGAATATCTTGTTTTTCTTCTTTACCAGTATCAACCAATCCAGACTGTGATTCTTCTCCTAAATCAGAAAGTCTCATTTTTGCTCTATCAACTCCTACTAAAAATTTCTTATTAGAAGTAATATCACTATATCGATTTTTTAGCTGTTTGATTAATATTTGTCCCGCTTCTTCCAAGTTTTCGTTACTAATAATAGCAAACATAAAATCAGCCGTTGCGGGAAGTCCAAAGCTTTCACTAGTATCTTCAAGACCAACATCAGTATTTTGAAAACCTTGCCTATTCGTTTGGGTAGCTGACAAAATAGGAACATCAAATTCTACTGCTAATCCTCTAAGTTCTTCTGCTATAGATTTAATATAACTGTAAGAGTTTACATATTGTCCTGGTTTAATTCTTGAAGAAGAACATATATTAATATAATCAACAAGAATCATGTCTGGTTTAAAATTTCTCTTGAGATTTAGTTCATTCAACAACGATCTGAAATGATTTGTACTAGCCGCAGCTGTAGGATATTCCTTGATAATCAATCTACCTTTAACTGTATTCTTAAGATCATCTATTTTCTTTTCATACATCTTTTTAGGTAAACTTACTAAATCATCTAATTTAATATTTAACAAATTTGCATCTATTCTTTCTGCGATTCGTTCTTCTGACATTTCTAATGTAATATATAAAACATTATTTCCCTGTGATAATGCACCTGCACTAACATGACACATAAACAAGGATTTACCAACACCTGTTCCGGCAAGAGCAATATTTAATGTTTTAGAAGATAGACCACCTTGTGTTATTTTATTGAAGTACTCAAGATCAAAGGGTATTTTCTTTTCAATCCTATGATAAAATGCATAACGATCATCAGAGTCCAAAAGGTAATCATGGCCGACATGAGGATCAAAGCTAACAGAAAGAGCATCGGTAAGCAACTCAGGAATAGCACCTTTGTCAGACTCAGATTTTTCGGGTTCATCCAATATTTTAATTGACTGAACAACGGCATTGTATATTGCCTTGTCTTGACAGAATTTTTCTGTTGTTTCCAATAACCATTGAATATCCGATTTCTCATCTTTTTGACCTTCCAGATGGGTTATAAGTTCTGTTACGTTTTCAAATTCTTCATTTTTCAATGATGTACCATCTAATTCAATAACTAATGCCTCTTTAGTAGGTAAATTATTGTATTTATTAATAAACGAATCTATTTGTCCATACAACAATTTATCTGTATGTTCCATAAAATATTCTTTGCTGAGAAAAGGTAAAACTTTTCTAGAATATTCTTCATTATGTATCAGATTTTTCAGTATTAATGTCTCAATCCTTTGCTGCATGTTTGTCCATTTGTGTTTGTATAATTTCTATTACCCATTTACCTAGATTTTTTTCAAATTCTTTACCTTCTTCGTTGGTAATTTCATGACTTATATCATGTGGTGGCACTTCAATTTCATATTCATATTGACAAGCTATATCATCTCCCGTCAATTCCTGTTCTACTAATTTAAATGTTGTATATCTAACTATTGCA